GTATCACATTCAATTGTATTTACTCTTTCTGACAAAAGCAACTCTTTTTCCATTGACATATTTGTAACATCCTAATTTTCCCTTTCGGGTTCTGAAGACCTTACCCATTTTAGTGGTGGTTCTTCGTTTAGAGCTATATGTTTTTTTTCTGTAAGCCATCAAATGCACACTCCTTCGACTTGCGAATAAAGTGTGTTTGTAACGCCAAGAATATGCAAGAATGCAGTGGCTAATAAGTATTCAATTCTATTTTCTTTTACGTGGTTCAAAAAAATTGCCCACTTTCCTGTTGTAACTACGGTTTCCATTTTCATGTTTAAACCTCCAACATTGACTCGCACAGATATCCACGGTGGTCACCGGGTACGAGGATAACTTCTAAATCAAGAGCTGTAACGCCAGTAGAAGATTCACAGTTATTTGTAATTTTAATAAGTCCACATTGAAATGTTCCGCCTTCTATTGATGTCATACCACCAATAGTGGTACCAGATATAATCCCAATACCATGTAATTCGGGGTCGGTTGCGTTAGTTACTCCACCAGGATATAAATCTTGGTCATAAGGTAATTCATCACCAATATCTTCTAAATTCTGCATAATATCATCATATCTATCGCCATCGTCGAACAAATTGTTCATCCATCCGTCAGAAGGATTTTGTGTGTCAGGGTCAGGACTAAAAGGTACAGACCTACTCTGAGCATATCCTTCAATTAATCCAATTGAAACACCTTGGTCTTGAGCACCATGCATTCTAGGTGTTCTAGCAACAGTGTTACCAGGAGTACCACCGTAATTTGGGAATTCGTACAAAGAGCGTGTCCATTCCCCTTGTGTATATTCTGTTTGAACTCCATCTGCATCTTCATTATATGGAATCAAATTGTTGAAATCTCCAGCACCTGTAATTTTGGCTACGTGGTCAACATCCATGCATATCTTAAAATCATGATATTTTGGTTTGACTGAAGGTGCTTCTTCTAATACTTGAGCGTTCATTTTGTTCCAAAGAGAAAATGACTTGGTCCAAGCGTTACTGGCCATCCAAGTATCTTGAATTTTGAATACATTTACAGTACCTAATGTATCACGACTGTGAATTCTGAATCCAGCCACAGCCCAATTTAGACCTTGACGATAAAACCGTCTATTAACTATCGATGCACATTGTGACAAATCGATAAAATTTGTATTATATTTTGATTCGTCTTGTGACAACGGTACACTAAAAAACATCTTTTTTACTGCTGGTTGTATCTTTTTGCTCTTGGACCTTCGTCTCGCCATATTTATTCCTCTTCGCCGTGGGTTATTAAAGATTCCACTTCTATTGCAACCTGTTCCTCAATAGGAATACCTTGATGCAATTCGGCTTCTTCCATAGCACGATATACTGATTCTATAGCTTTATAGTGCGTAAAATACGCTTCTATATCATATTGTAATATTAATGCAGGGGTAAACCCTTTCTTCAACATCTCTAAGACACGTTGTTTAGGAGATATTCCAGTAACTCTCTCCTTACGCCACTCCCCAAATTCGGGTAGACGTTGCACTTGGCCTTTTTCTTTTCCTTTCCATATTTTCTTTCGACAATAGTCTCTTGCGTCGTCTCGACTACCTTTCCTGTATTCAAGATTAGCAGGAAACATCTTGTAAATAGTACCCTTTCGTTTACTATCTTTAAATTCAAGATAACCTTGTATGTGCAACCTATGTGTAGTTGGACACATTTCTATTTGTGCTACTGCGTACCGGATTCCCGGTAAATCATTAACTGATTCCCAATGTGAGCCCATCGCATCTATGATTTCTTCAGAAGAAAAATCATCATCTAATCCTAAATGACCAGGATAAGCTGTAAAACACCAATGCCTTTTTTGAACATTCATGCAAACTCCTCCAAAGTAGTTTGGCGATGGGTGTATGAGTCATCCCAGCCTGCGGCCTCTTGTTCCCAAATTAGCCAACAAGCGTCGCAAATGTCATCCTTACAGTCTTTACATTTCATTAAAAACACCTACAATCGTTAGGCCAACAATGCCTACAATTTCGGTATTCAATTTTGTTAAGTTTAACTTCCCAGTTAGGTTTCTCAGTGGTGCCCATGTTAACTGTGAAGTTGGGGGGGGTAATAATATCATCGGAGATGATGCCCCCCTTTTTTCCGCTTTCAGCGGGTTCCAAGTATCCATGCAATCCACCAAGGATGGTTGCTTGCCGTTTCACTTTCTGCCAATTCAGTAACAGCAACAGACTGTCCTGCAACACCTACAGTGATTGGCAATAGATATGGTGCTGAATGTACAGCATAAACATAGAGACCTGAACCGGTCGTATATTGTATTCCACGATTATATTGCGAATTAGGAAATCGCCTATGAATTTCAGCCTGATGGCGATTCATTCTAATTTTTGGGTCTATAACTATCTCTCCAGAGGGAGCCTTCATTTGAAGATAGTTTATATCAAATCCTTGTGTATGGAGTAGAAACTCTAACATTTCTGTTTTCATTCTACCCACTCCTTGCCGCATTCACAAACACAGTGAACTACTTCGGCAACCTCGATATAATTTTTTGTAACTTTACTGCTTCCGCAGGTATCACATTCAATTGTATTTACTCTTTCTGACAAAAGCAACTCTTTT